CTTCCGACAACCGAAATCCATAACCTGGGTCTTGCTGGAAATCACCCATAGAAAAGTCTTGCGCGTACTTGCCGTAGCCCGCTGCGCCTTTGTTGCCACTCAGCCCCAGCAAGTCCAGCAAACGATTTTGACCCGCCACGCCTGCGCTGTAGAACGGCGCGTTCAACGCGGTTTGTTGCTGGTTGATTTGTTGCTGTAGGTTGATAGCCCGTTGCGCCGCGTCAGCTTGTGTTTGCGCGCCTTGCTGTAGCGCGTTGCTTTGCAATACGCCGCCAATAATACTAGCGCCAGCTTGCAACGCTGGTGCAGACGTGAGGTAGGCGGGCAAGGAACTACCGGCTCCAGCCAAATAGCCCGCACTAGACCCCGCAGCACTAGCAGCCGGGGCAAATGGAGACCCGCCCAATCCGGCAGCACCGCCTAATCCGGCAGCAGTACCTTCTGTCATTGCGGCATACGCCATCGGCCCGCCGTAATACAACGCAGCCGCAGCAGCCGCAGCGGCGGCAATATCTTCCGGCTTTTGCTGAAGCAAACCAACGCCTTTGCGACCGGAAGTTCCCAGCACATCAGATACAGAGTCCCAAAAAGACATGATTTTTACTCCAGCAAAAGATTGTTGTTAGCCGCAGCCTGCATAATAATCCAGTTAGTGCCGTCGGACACCAGTGTGGCCCAATTGCCTACCACACCCAAAAGGATGGCCGTGCCAGCCGATGTGCTGTCAAGCGGCACGACATTGCTGGACGCCGAGACAAGCGTCTGGGCCTGCATATTCTTGAACACTAACTGACGCCCTATCCAAGACGCGGCGGCGGGTAACGTAACTGTACAGGTAGATCCGGACTTGTTATTGATGATCCAGGCTTCGTTGTCGGCTACGGTAAAGTTTGCTGTCTTGGTGACCGGTGCAGATAATGTGTCTGGAGTTTTCCAAGTTGGAACCCCCGCGCCAGTGCTGGTCAACACTTGGCCTGCCGTGCCCGCAACGGTGAACGCATACGCTGTGCCAGTGCCATAAGCCACCGCGCCAGCCGTAGGGGCCGCAGAACCGTTTGTTCCACCGTTGGCAATAGCCAAAGTGCCTGCAAGCGTCACAGCGCCTGTGGTGGCCGTTGCTGGCGTCAGGCCGGTAGTGCCGCCCGAAAAAGACAACACGCCCGAATTGGCAACGGTGATAGCCCCCGCCGCATTGGTGACCGTAATGCCCGCGCCAGTGCCCAGCGTGTTAAGGGTATAGCCTGTGCCATTGCCAATTAACAACTGGCCGTTGGTAGGAATAGTACCTAGTCCTGTGCCGCCATTGATGACCGGCGTAATGCCTAGACCGCCGCCGGTTATGGTGTACTGGTTGTAGAACCAGCGATACCATTCACGCGAAACCGCGCCCGTGCGCTCGTCCGTAAGCGGGACGCGCGGAGGCGTGATCTGCGTGGTGTTGCTAGGCATTGGTCGGGCTGAGTATCAATTCAGCGCCCATGATGGCTATCTTGACCGGGTCAGTGCCCGACACTTCGTACACCCGGTCGCGCAGCTTAAGCGTCATGCCCAGCCGCCGCCAAAAAACGCGGTGTCCATACGCGCCAATACGGCCCATTGGTGACCAATGCTCATTGCTGAAGGTGTGACCGCCGTCATCTGACCAGCGCAACATGACTTCGGGATCGTAACCTGGTGCGGCGGGATAGGCTATGGTCACTAGGTTGTACCCAGTAATATCGGTATCTGATAGTTCGTATTGGCCCAAAGGCTCAAAACCATCTCCCGCCTCGGTAGTTAGGGTCACGCCTGATTGCGTAGCCAAATACGTTTGTACATACTCAGCTACAAGGTCTAACCCTGACTCAGTGTCAATATTTTCACTGTCATAAGCAGGGTACAAATTCAACCCCACACCCGACTCAACATTCAATTGCAGGCTGTGATGCGCTGTGCGCTTGAGGTTGTTCTGCCCTGACGGCAGCGCCCGCCATGAACGCAGCCACTTTTGGATGTCTCCGTTGTCGGCGTACACATCAAGATCCAACGTGTAGATGTTGCCGTTCTCAAAGTCGCCAACAACGGTGTTGCCGCCAAAGTTGCACTGGCAATTGCTGCGGTGCCGGGTGAATTCACCGTCAACAAAGCCTGCTCTCTCATGCCATGCTTGGGTTGCAACGTCATACACCCAAGTGGCGTTTCCCGATGGAAATGTCAGCACATAGAAAGCGTGACCTTCCTGCTGGTATGTGTACGCAATAGCGTCCGAGATGTTGCCGTATTGGGCAATTGCGTACTCAATGGCGTGGGTCGATATGCGCTGGCCGGTGTAGCCGTTGGCGCGGTAGACAATGCCCTGGCCACGGGCGTCTGTGCCCAGCCAGAACAGGCCGTTGTCCATTTTGGCAATCGTGTACGCAGACACGCAACCAATTTCGTTGAACGCGCCTTGGATGCGCTGCAAAGGGAAATCAGTAGCGCCCGAGTCGTACCAGACCTCAACCGAATCAGTGCCAAACACCCACAGTTCGCGGTGGTCGGCAATCAGGCCCACTACGCCATCTGGTGAGCCTTCAGCGGATGCAAAGTCCAGCGGGTCAACGGATTGTCCGTTCAGCAACTGAGAAACCCAGATGATCTGACTGTTGGGCTGGTTGAAGACAAAGTACCCGTCAAGGTATGCCACCGTCACAGCGCCAGCAAAGTCTGCGTCTGTAATCTGCGCGAACACGTTGGTGGTTTCGTTGTAGATGTAGCTGGGGCCATTGCAAGCAAAGAAGATCTGCGTGCCGTTGTCCGCAATGGACACCGGCCCCGTGCCGGACACCGTGCCCAACAATGTCGGTGTGGCCGTTAGGCCGGTCAGCTTGTAAACCTCTTGGCCTGACACAACATAGAAATTGCTGCCGTTAGTTTGGTGCGCCCACAAAGCGCGGATTGGGCCTGTGCCCACCGTTTGCAAAAAGTTGAGGCCAGGGGCGCGGTTAAGAAAAGCGGCGGTCTGTCCGCCGTCTGGCGTAACTTCTGGGAACAGGTTGACCATCCTGTTGTCCGCAGCATTGATACTGCGGGCGACATAGGACGCGCCGAGTATTGGTGTTTGCATTACGCCGCAACTGCTTTAATTACCGCAAAGTTGAATACGGGTGTTTCTGTAGTTGTGCCGCCAGTCGTGCGGAATGTGATGTTAAAACTACCCGCCGCTACTGCTGTAACCATCAGGTCGTACAGGTCTGTTCCTGACTTCTGATTTAAAATGATTACATCCGTGGCCGCCACGGTGCTGTTGGTCACTGTAAAAGTTGCGGCAGTAGCCGAACCCGCCGCGCTGAATAATGTGATTGCGCCTGCGGTCTTGTTGAGCGTCACGCCTGTCGTGCGGCTTGTTGCTTGCGTAACAGTACCACCAGCGCCAGTTGCGTAGCCTACGCCAGCCGTGCCAGTTGATGCAATCACTCCAGTGGCTGTTAGGCTTGTGCCAGTAGCTGCGCCAATGACTGGCGTAACCATAACCATACTTGTGCTGGTGCAAGCAGAAATGTTGCCGCTTGCAACCGTGCCAAGCGCAGGCGCTACCATTGTTGAATTGGTAAACAGCAATGCGTTGGTGACTTGTTTTGTCGTGCCCCCTTGGACAATCGGCAAAACGTCGGTTGTAGCCGCAGCGGTAGCAACGGGAAGGGCTGTGATTGCAATAGTAGCCATGTTAGTAATTTCCTGCGTAAATGTTGAACCGTTGACGGGTGGCGACAATAGCGTAAGGCATCGACATCACATCGTCAGGGTTGTTGATGCGCTTCAGATTGCGTTTGCTGGTCATGGCAATCCGGGTCACCTGTGGGCTAGGCTCAACGCCAAACTCAGGCGCGATCTCCATTGCCAAGTTGTAAGTAAACGCCCGCAGATAGCCAGGTGGGAAAGCCAGCACAGTCGCCAGCGTAGCTGGTTCGTTCAATTCTTGAACGCTTACAAAGTGCCATTCCAAGTCCCTTGTGGGCCGTGGGTAGACCGTCATCGTAACGTCGGGGTAAGTCATGTTTACAAAAATGACTTGCGGATACGTTGACGTTACGGTTTTGACAGCAATCCCGTTGTACTGCTGCTGGTTGATGAACTTGATGCCAAAGCTGACGTTTGTGCCCGCATCGCGGTAATAGGTTGAATCGTCCAGCAAGACGGGGCGCAGGCCAACAAAGTTGCCTGACGGGCCAAGCGTGCGCGTAATTTGCCCTGCGGGCCAAGTAAAAATTTGATCTTGAGTGCTGAACACCGACAAGCGTTCAGTGTTCCATGAATCAATCATCTGATTCATTGCCATTAGCGAGTCTTGCGACACTGATGCGGAGGTAGTCTCGCCTTCGGCTAAAACGCCAAGCAACCGCAGTGCCCGGTTGATTTGGTCACCCGCAGTGTAGGTTGCCATAGCTAGACTCCTTGTGGTTCAACTTTTCGACGTCGCTTTACTTCCAAGACGTTCACAGGAGCCGCCAATTCTTCAGGCGTATCCTCAGTATATCGCACCCAGCCGTTTTGCTCGTCGGCGTCTGCTTCAAGATCCATTGTGGCGACTTTTCTGCCGTGGATGGGATGCTTTAGGTATATGACCATAGGTGAAAAAGGGGGCTTGTGGCCCCCATTTGGTTTTACAAAACGTGGATAACTGCAAAGTTAATTACAAAAGCCTCAGACAGCGAACCGCCCGAGAGGTTGCGTACTGTGATTACGCAACTTCCGGTAGTTTTGCTAGAAATCCAGCAGTTGTATGCGCCAGCGGTAGCACCAGATGAGACGCTTAAAACTATAACGTCTTTTGCGCTGATTGTGCTGTTAGTCAAAGTGAACGAAACGTTTGTGATGTTAGCCAACGCAGCGTTGTTCAATGTGATCTGACCAGCAGACTTGTTAAGGGTTACCCCCGTAGACTTGTCTGTCAATTGGGTCACTGTACCGCTTGCTTCTGCGGTGTAGCCCAACTCGCCACCAGACAGTACAAAGTTAGATCCAATAATGTTTTGGTCTTCAAAAGCAACACCAATTGGTTTGGTATTAGAGGTCATAATTGTTTCCTTAAAAACAGGGGCCGAAGCCCCCGTTAGGTTTAAGCAATACGGTACACAGTGTACGCAGCATCGCCGGTCTTGCGGAACAAGAACTGCGCCGCGCCACCAACACCTGCCGCGCTGCCGGTAATGGCAACAACCAAGTTGCCAACCGCAGTGATGCCAGTTCCAACAGCCATCGTAATCAGGCCAGTTGAAGTGCCCAAGTTGATAACTGTCAAATTGAACGTGCTGCCAATTTTTGCGTTGGTGATTACTGCATCAATTGCGGTTGCCGTTGGCAAAGTGTACGTAGCAGCGGTTGTGGAGGGGTTACCTACCAACAAGTTGCCCGTAACTTGTGCAACGGTCAGGGTTGCGGTTGCGGTTGCGGTTTGTGGGGCCGCTGTTGCATACAAGTCGATTTCGTTTAGGTTGCCGTCACCGACTTGGTATCCACCACCAGAATTAGGAAGAGCCATGATAATTTTCCTTCAAAAAGAATTGATTAGCCCCACAGACGGCAAGCCATCTGTGGACGAATGGTGCTGAAACCATACAAAACGTCGATACGGCAAGGCATACGGTCGTTGTTGATGTCGTACTGACGAACAACGCGCAAGCTGATACCGTTGTGGACGGAACGTGCAGCCATGTCAACGCCCTGGGGCAGCAACAGGTCAGCGGTAGCAAACGAAATGGCGTCCTTGTGGTAGATCAAGTTTTGTGCGTAAGCAGTAGAAGCAGTCCCCACAAAGGTCACAACACCGCCTGTAGCTGGGAGCGCGGTCATGGTCGCCAGTGCGTGAGCAGCGGAGTACATGGGCGCAACAGTCACAGTCCAAGTACCAGCCACAGCGGTAGCGTCAACCAGAGCCACAAACTGGAACAGCGAACCAGTGGTTTCACGGGTTTGCGGATTCACAGCAAAGCAGCTACCGATAGTAAACACATCACCGGCTTTGATGGTGGTGGTGACAGAACCTTGTTCCAACAGGATGGTGGACGAACCTTCGCTGGTCACGCCTGGGGTTTTAACCAAGGTGGATGCGGATGCGTCACGCGAACCGGTGGTGTGCTGCTTGATCGACTGAGACATATTGATTTCGTCATAGCCCAACACGCCAGTGCCCATCATGCCGTTCTTAAACTGCTTGCTGATGGTGTCGGTGGGATTGAACAGACCTTTCATGCCTTCAACCAGACCAGCGTTGGCAGCGGGGTTAACCGTTGCGTAGCGTGGCGACATCACAGCAGCATTCTCGTTCAGCTTCTGCTGGGCTTGCAACAGCACCAACGAAGTGGACGGGGTAGTGCCGGGAGTGCCGACGGTGTTACCAATGCTCTTGTAAGCATTAGCAACGTCAGCATCAATGCTGGAGGCCAACTGGCTGATACGCGGCTTGAGAACACGTTCTGCGAAGTCGTCCAATTGCATGGTCAACTCAGCAGACGTGAAGTTCACGCCGATGTGCTTCTGGGTGGAAACGGTCAGTGTAGTGAACTGCTCGTTGTCGTCCTGCACTTGCAGGGCGGCGCCGTCAGTGACCAAAGCGCGGTCAGGCAGACGAATACGCAGAGTAGAACCGATCTTTGCACCTTCAACAGCAAAGCTGTCGTCGTACTGACGGTTTACGTTACGGGTGAGTACCAGGTTGTTCTCAAGGATTTCGAGAGCCTTCCGGGTAATCATGTCAATGGTTAGGATGCTATTAGCCATAAAAAAAGTCCTTTAAAAAAATTAGCGGTTAGCCTGCGCTTGCCACTTCTTTATCTGCCGTGCCCTTTCGGCTTCAATCCACTGCGAATCCGTCATGGTCTTGATAGACCGAGGATCCGTAGTGTCATAGGCCGGTGATCCAGTGGATCGGGCAGAGACAGGCGAAATAGGTGCTGGCGCTGACGATGTACGTTTTACGGGCGGGTCTGATGCCAATTTGGCCTCAATCCGTCCAATCTCTTTAGCCTGGCCGAGTGGCGACAGTTTGGAAATGCGTTCCGCTTCCTTGGGGTTTGTGCCGAGGTGATATGCCAACTCAGGCCCAATATCCGAGGATTGGATTGCCTCTGCCATCACGTTGGTAATCGGAAGTTTGGGGTTGTACGCAACTTGTTCAAAGTCCTCGTACTTGTTCCGTGCTTCCTCTTCCTTCTCGTGGTAGCTCTCAAGAACTTGCGACTGCTGCTTTGCCGCTTCACGCTGGGCAATCAACTGTTCAGCCTTTTGCAAGGCCAGCGCGTCGGCGTAAGCCTCCGTGCTTTCAAATTGATCGACAGACTGAACCGGCGCTGCCCTTAACGTCTGCGTTTCCGCAGCGCGTTGCGCTTGATCTCGTTCCCACTTCCTTTGCTCTCTTGCAAGGCGTTTGCCAATTGCAGCGTCTAATTCTTCCTGTGTGAAAGTTTTAGCTTGCTGGTCTTCAGCTACTTCCGGCGCTTTAACTTCAGGTTCAGGTGCAGCCGTTGCCACCTGTTCCGGCGCGGGGTCAACTACCGCTAGGTTTTCTTCTGACATTTTTGATTCCAAAGAATCCCTGGTGATCGCACCAGTACGGTTTTACAGCATTATGCTGGAATTTTTGCTTCCAATGTAGAAACTTTTGTTTCTAGCGTTTCAATTCTTGCTAATGCTTTTTGCAACGACAAAACTACAACCGCAAGAACTGATCTGTCGTAATAACCCCAAGGTCGAAACTGACCAGTTCCAACTTGA